CGACTACGACACCGGCACCCGGACACTGAAGCAGCTCGACCTGTGGGAGGTGTCGCTCGTCACCTTCCCGATGAACGACCAGGCCACGATCACCGCCGTCAAGGCCGCGGCCGCGGACATCGACGCGGCCTACGACCTGCTCGACCAGGCCGCCGGGGTGTGCGACGCCTACGCCGCCGGGGACATGACCCCGACCGCCGAGACGCTGGCGACCGTCGCCCAGCTCACCCGCCAGGCCATGAGCCTGCTCGCGGACGACGACGCGGACGAGCCGGATGACGGCAGCAAATCGAAGCTGTCCCCGAAACAGATCGAGAGAATCCTGCGCGAGGCAGGCATGTCCCGGGGCGACGCGCGAGGCGTTCTGGCCAAGGGGTACCACGCGATCGCACCGCAGCGCGAGGCTGCGACCGAAACCGCGGAACTGAGCACACTTTTCAACCAATTCAAACTGTAAGGACACCGCATATGGCTTTAGACCAGGAGACCAAAACCGCCGTCGAAGGCGCACTGACCGCCTTCAACGAGCTGAAAAACACCCTCGAACCGCTGAAGGCCGAACTGGCCACGATGCGCGTCAAGACCGACGCCTTCGACCAGGCGAAGATCGACAAGCTCGCCAAGGACATCGGCGACGGCATCGAACTGAGCCAGAAGGCCCAGGCCCGCGCCCAGGCGATCGAGGACCAGAACAAGACCCTGGAAGCCGAGCTGACCGCCCTCAAGACGGCGTTCAACCGCATCCCGGCCGACGACGGCAAGGCATCGGGCGAGAAATCCAGGGAAGCTCAGAAGAAGCTCTTCAACGACTTCGCCCGCAAGAACAGCTCCCGCCAGGAGGCGTTCAACGAGTTCCTGAAGGACGTGGACGTGCCGGAAGCCAAAACCCTGTACGCCGGGTCCGACCCCCAGGGCGGCTACCTGCTGATGCCCGAGTTCGGCGGCGTCATCAAGACCTACGCCTACGAGAGCTCGCCGATCCGCCAACTGGCCAGCGTGACCACCATCGGCACCGACCAGCTCGAATACGTCCTGGACAACGACCAGAACACGTCCGGCTGGGTGGGCGAACAGGCCGCCCGCTCCAACACCACGACCCCGACCTTCGGCAAGCTGAACATCTACGTCAACGAGTTGTACAGCAACCCCGCCGTCACCCAGAAGCTGCTGGACGACGCCATGTTCGACGTGGAAGCGTGGCTGGCCGCCAAGGTGGCCGAGGAGTTCGGCCGCAAGGAGGCGACCGCCTTCGTCACCGGGACCGGCGTGGCCCAGCCCAAGGGCCTCATGAACTACCCGTCCAGCGGCGCGTCGACGGCCGCCACGGTGGCGGCCCAGCAGGTCGAACAGGTGGTGACCGGGGACGCGGCCAACTTCACCTACAACGGCCTGGTCAACCTCCAGAACGCGTTGAAGGAGGACTACCAGACCAACGCCGTGTTCCTCTTCCGCCGCGCCTCCAACGCCAACCTGATGCAGATCAAGGACGGCCAGGGCCGCCCGATCTTCAACATGGCGTTCGACAAGAACGTGGGCGTGCAGCCGACCCTCATGGGCCAGCCGTGCTACTACGCGGCCGACGTCGCGGCGATCGGCGCGAACGCCCTGGCGATGGCCTACGGGGACGTCCGCAAGGCCTACCAGATCGTCGACCGGGCCGGCATCCGCATCCTGCGCGACCCGTACTCCGGCAAGCCGAACGTCAGCTTCTACACCACGAAGCGCGTCGGCGGCGGGGTGGTCAATTTTGACGCCATCAAGATCGGCAAGATTTCGACCTAAACCGACCGACACGGCCCGCCGCCCCGGGATCACTGCCGGGGCGCACTTCCCCCCATCCCATCAAGGAGTACCCACATGAGACAAGACCTACACAACAACATCCAGGTCCTTTCGGTGTTCGACCCGATCGACCTGGGCACCGGCAACTCCGCCAAGGTCGGCGAGATCATCGACCGCCAGGACGCGGCCGCGCTGGAGTTCCTCATCCAGACCGGCTCGCTCGCCGACGCCGACGCCACCTTCGCGGTGACCGTGGACGAGGGCGACGCCGCCGACCTGACCGGCTCCAACGCCGTGGCCGCGGGCGACCTTCTCGGCACCACGGCCGGCGCGTCGTTCACCTTCTCCGACGACAACAAGATCGCCAAGATCGGCTACATCGGCACCAAGCGTTACGTGCGTTTGACGGTCACCCCGGCGAACAACACCGGCGCGGTCCTGATCTCGGCGTGCGCCATCCTCGGCACGCTGCGCGGCGCCCCGAACACCACGCAGTTGGCGTAATTCTCCCTGCAACTCGGGCGGGGCTCCGGCCCCGCCCCCTTTTCCCAAGGAGGGGACATGACGAATTCCTACACCACGACGAACTTCGCCGAGGACGGCGTCCAGAACTTCAACGGCACGGTCAAGCTCAACGGGGTGGCCCTGCAGGCCACCGCGACCGAGATCAACCAGGCGGCGAAGACCTCGACCAAGGTGGGCATCTCCGCCGGGTCCACGCTGGCCGTCACGGCGGCGCTCCACAACGGGGCGACGATCAACCTCGACACGGCCACCGGGTCGGTCTGCACCCTCCCGGCGGCGACCGGCAGCGGCGCGAAGTTCAAATTCCTGGTCGCCGTGCTCGCCACCTCGAACGCGCACAAGGTCCAGGTCGCCAACGCCAGCGACTTCATGATCGGCATCGTCACCACCATGTCCGACGACCCGGCGACGGTGAAGGGCTTCGCGGCCGCCAACTCGGGCACCGTGTCGACCAACTCCGACACCATCACCCTGAACCGGTCCACGACCGGCAGCGTGGCCGTCGGCGAGTGGCTGGAGGCCGAGGACGTCGCGGCCAACACCTGGGCCGTCCGCGGGCTGACCGCGTCGACCGGCACCGAGGCGACCCCCTTCACCGCGGCCGTCTGACCGTGCGCCGCCCGCTCCGCCTGCTCGCACTCGCCGCCGCCCTACTGGCCACGCCGGCCGACGCGGCGACCGACGACTACGCCCAGTTCGCCACCGGCCTCGACTCGCCCTACCGCCACGCCGCGGCCGTCACCCCGAGCGACACGGTCGACCTGACCAACGTCACCCGCGCCGTCTACGTCGGCGGGGCGGGGAACGTCGTCCTGGTCACCGAGCAGGGCGAGACGGTGACCCTCACCGGGGCGACGGTCGGGTCCGTGTACCGGGTCTGCGCGAGCCGGATCAAGTCCACGAGCACGACCGCCACCAACCTCGTCGCCCTCTGGTAGACGGAAAGGATTCCCCATGACACCCCACCACATCACGAAGACCTTCAAGGGTTCGCAGACCGGCCACGACCACGACGAGTTCGTGGCGGGCACGGTCCGCGGCCTGTCCCGCGACCTCGCCGCCATTGCCGTCAAACAGGGCTGGGCGGTGCCGGTTGAAGCCGAGATTCCGCCCCGCGCGCTCGCCGACGGTGAGGCGCCTCAAGCGGCCGATCGGCCCGAGGTCACCTCCGCCTCCGACGAAAAGGCCCTCGCCGCCGCCCCCGAGAACACGATGAAGAAGCCGGTCAAGGGCAAGAAATAGCCCCGTGCGCCGCCCGCGCCGCTCGCTCACCCCCGTCACGCCCCCGGCGGGCGAACCCGTGAGCGTGGCCGACGCGAGGGCCTGGGCGCGGATCGACGACACGTCGTCCGACGTCGTACTCACCCAATTGATCACCGCGGCCCGCATGGCCGCCGAGGAATACCTCCGCCGGTCGCTGCTGACCCAGTCCTACAAGCTGACCGTCGACCTCTCCGGCTCCCCCCTCGGGCACTGGCTCGGGGACGGCACCTTCGACCTGCCGGTGACCGCCCTCTACGGCGGCCTCCCCCGGGTCGTCGAACTGCCGAAGGGGCCCGTCCAGTCGATCACCGCGGTCACCACCTACGACATCGCCGACACCGCCAGCACGTATTCCCCCGGCAGCTACCACGTCGACGCCGCCGGCGAGCGGCTCGTCCTGAACTTCGGCTGCCTCTGGCCCGCGGACCTGCGGCCCGTTGCCGCTTGCGAGATCACCTACGCCGCCGGGTATGGGACCGCCGCCGCCGTCCCGCAACCGATCAAGACCGGCCTGCTCATCCACGTCGCCTCGCTCTACGAGCAGCGGGGCCAGTGCGCGGACGCGATGGACCTGCCGCCGGGGACCAAACAGCTGTACAACCCGTACCGCATCCTGGGGGACCGCCTTGGTTAAGTGCTGCGCGTCCCTCGTCGGGGCCATGCGCAAGCGGGCCACCCTACAGCGGAGCGTCGCCACGTCCGACGGGCAGGGCGGGGAGATCGAATCCTGGGTCGACGTGGCCGACGTCTGGCTCTCGATCGACCCGGTCAAGGGCTACGAACGCTTCCAGGCGATGCAGATGCAGACGCCGGTCACCCACCGGATTGTCTTGCGCTTCCGCGCCGACGTCACGACCGCTTCGCGCTTCGTGTACGACGGCCGGGTCTTCTGGGTGCAGGGGTGCCTGAACGTGGAGGGGCGGAACCGGTTTCTGGAGATCAAGGCGGTGGAGCGGGCATGACGGCGGGGGTTTACGACTTCACGATCGAGGCGGGCGCGGACTACACCGCACTGCTGACCTGGCAGGACGCGTCGGGCAACCCGATCGACATCACCGGCTGGACGGCCGAGATGATGATCCGCACCGACTACTCGTCCACGACCCCGCTCGTCACCCTGTCGTCCGGCAGCGGCATCTCCCTGGGTGGGACCGCCGGCACCATCGCCATCGACATCCCGGCCGCCGAGACCGCGCCGCTGGCGGAAGGCCTGGCCATCTACGACCTCCTGCTGACCGACGCGACCGGCAAACCCATGCGCCTGATCCAGGGCACCGTCACCATCAGCCCGGCGGTCACCCGATGACCAACACCGTCGTCGTCAGCGAAGACCAGATCACCGTCGTCACCGCGGCCGCCCAAGGGCCGCGCGGCCCGGCGGGGCCGATGGCCCCGGTGCTCATGGGGACCGTGTCCCTGGCCTCGGCCAACGACATGGCGGTCACCCTGATCGCGTCGAGCCGGTACGCGTTCACGATCACCGACCTTCACAACCTGGTCGTCGGCAGCGGCTCGACCACGCTCACCATGACCATCGACGGCGTGCCCGTCACCGGCCTCGCTTCACTTGCCGTCACCACCTCGGCCCAGAACCCGGTCGCCACCGCCAACAACGTCGTGTCCGTCGGCTCGAAGCTCGGCCTCACGCTGTCCGGCGGCACGTCCGCCACGGACTTCCAATTCACCATGGGTGCAACCCCGAACTAACAGGAGCAAGACGGCATGTCGAAATCGGACTACTGGGAAAACGCGATCCTCGCCCTTCTCTTCAACGGCACGGCCGTCGCCAACATCGCCGACAACGCGGCCAGCTCCCCGCTCACCAGCCTGTACGTCGCCCTCCACACGGCCGATCCGGGCGACTCCGGCAGCCAGACGACGACCGAGATCGCCTACACCAGCTACGCCCGCGTGGCCGTGGCCCGCAACAGCGGCGCGTGGACGGTCTCCGGCACCTCCCCCACCCAGGTCGTCCCCGCCGCCACCATCTCCTTCCCCGCCGGCACCGGCGGGTCGGGCACGGCAACCTATTTCTCCATCGGCACCGCGTCGAGCGGGGCGGGCCACATCCTCTACTCCGGCACCATCACCCCCAGCATCGTCTGCGGTTCGGGAATTACGCCGCAACTCACGACCGCGACCAGCGTGACTGAGGATTAGTAAGTCCTTGATAAATAGGTGCTTTTAGCATGGGTCGCGTAGCATGGCCAGGCAGTACTTCGTCCCCGGCGGGGCGTACGCGAACGAGACCTCGACCCGGCAGTATTTCGTGCCGGGCCAGGGCTACCTCAACGAGACCCAAAGCACCGGTTCGGTAGGATCGTCGACCGGCTCCGGCACGGCTTCGGCGACCGGGGTCACGGCGGGTCAGGGCGTCGGGTCGTCCACCGGCACCGGCACCGCGACCGGCACCGCCCCCAGCACCACGGGGGCCGGCAGCTCGACGGGAACCGGCTCGGCCACGGCCGCCGGGCAAGCCGCCGTACCCGCCGTCGGATCGGCTGCCGGAACGTCCACCGCATCGGGTTCCGTCACGGTCCCGGCCCAGATCACCGGCTACGTCCTGCCCGGATGGGGCTACCTGAACGAGACCAAGCCCCGCCAGTATTTCCTTCCCGGCTGGGGGTACGTCAACGAAACCCAGCTCACCGGGCACTTCGGCCAGGCGGCGGGCACC